GCAGATTTCCGACATGAATACGTTTGAGCCTGACAAGAATAAGGTGGACGCCGCGCTTAAGGCTCTGCGAGTCGCGGCGAATAAGATGCAGTATCCGACGCCGGCGTTTAACAGTGCTGGTGTGCACTCGTTTGCTCGGCCCGAGGACCTGGTGCTTATCACTACACCTGAGTTTAAGGCCAACGTTGACGTGACCTCACTGTCCGCCGCATTCAACCGTAGCGACGCCGAGGCACCCTCTCACATTATTACGGTTCCGGGCGAGACGCTGGGAATGGACGACACGTCTGCCATTCTTACCAGCAAGCAGTTCTTCGTTATCAAGGATATTCTCCTTGAGAACCGAACCATTTCTAACCCCGAAGGTCTTTATGACAACTACTGGCTGCACCACTGGTCCATTCTGAGCGCTTCGCCGTTTACCCCGGCGATCGCGTTCGGAACTAAGCCGAACACGATTGTGGTTACACCCAAGGCTGAGACTAACGCCGAGATCACGAACCTTACGGTGACCCGTCCTGACGGCACACAGTCTACGATTATGCCTCCGGGCGCTGTGCGTCAGGCGGCGATTCAGTGGAAGACCGCTCCTGCCAATAAGGGTTACGCGACGGATTGGTACCTTAAGAACAGCAAGTCTAAGGGGTCTAAGATTTCCAACGACGGTGTTCTTACTATCGGACCGGATGAGCCTGAGGCGTTCCTTACGCTTGGTGTGAATGTTGACACCAAGGGCGCTAACGGCAATAAGCCCGTGAACAAGGAGATTAGTATCCAGGTCAAGAAGTAGTCTGCTACAATAGAGCAAGGCCCCAACCGAAAGGGTTGGGGCCTTGCTTGTTAGGAGTATGTATGCCAAATCAGATTTATGATTTGCCGCCGGACACTAATGCGGGCTTGTCGTTTGATTATAGTGTTTGGTCCGCAGGCACTATGCTTTCAATGGTTAACGTGCCTTTCGATAATACGTACCGGGACATTATTGACTGGAACACCTATGGGAAGACACCTAGGGACTATGTAAGGTCCTTGCCTAAGCGGAACAAGATTGAGTTGTCTAAGATGACGTATCTTGCTCAGGGCCGTCCTATTCGTATTCCCACGCCTTTTAGTGTTGCGAATCAGTTCAATTATGTGATGGTAGAGAACCCCGGCAAGCCCGCGGACATGCCAGGATTTGAAGGATACACTCCCACCACATTCTTTTATTTTATTACGTCAATCGACTATGTTGCTCCAAACACCACACAGTTAACTCTCCAACTTGATGTGTGGTCAACTTACTATTCTCGAGTCAAATTTGGTCGCTCATATCTTGAGCGAGGACACATGGGCGTTGCTGCAACCGACGCAAATGATAACTATGGTCGCAAGTGGTTGGTTCAGCCCGAAGGGCTTGATATGGGTGGCGAGCATCGTGTGATGAGGACGTACCGGAAAACGTTGGCGCGCGTAAAGGAACGTGAGTATGTTGTTGTGGTTACTTCCACGATTAATCTGGCGAAGTCTGCTGGCTATGGTACGGAGTCAGACCCAAAGTTGAAGGTGGCAATTCCTAGTAACACTGAAGGACTGCCTAATGGCACCACTATTTATGCGTGCGATTTTGAAAACTTTAAAGAAGCAATGACGGGATTGACACAGTTTCCGTGGATCACTCAAGGGATTGGGTCAATCACGATTGTCCCTCGGGATGTTGTTGACTTGCGCGCAGGGTCCGCTGTAACTGTTGGGAGCGATTTCAACAATGGCACTTGGTATGCTATGAATAGATCCAGTGTCTACATCACTAAAGACTATTCACTTAATGACGCGAACTTCAGAGATGAATTACTTAGTTATCTTCCTGAGGAGTATCGACAGTTCAGAAAGTTCGCCACGGCTCCCTATTGCATTCTTGAGTTGACCACATATTCAGGCAATCCCGTTGAGTTTCGTCCCGAGTCCGTTAAGACTCAGGGGCTCAAGATTAGGCAGTATTCACATATTGCGCCACCTAACCCTTCAGTGTTTTTTACTTTGCGCGACTATAACACAGTTCACACGGGAAACATTGTTGACATTTACGATGGGAAAGTGACTGAAGACATTGGTGAGGCGTGGGATATGTGTACTGGCTACACGTCACTGCCAACGTTCTCTGCTGTAAACAACGCCTCCCTGAACGCCCTTGCATCCAGTGCTCACACGGCCGCGGCACAGGTCAATAACGCAAAATGGCAACAGCAACGCGCCCAGCGTGCCGCTACGGCCAGCCGCGATATTGCGAATGCAGGGATTGCCGCAACTGCTGCTGGGGCAGAAAACTCTATGTGGGGTAATTCTGCTATGGCTGATTCTCAGTCTCGCTATAACAATATGAGGGCTACGGTTCAGGCTGCGCAGGGTGGAATGACGGCACTTGGCGGGGCGTTGAATCTTAATGGTCAGGCTGTTGGTGCTGGAATGGCGCAGGCTGCTACTGCTGGTGTTAACGCGATGATTTCCAATTCTCAAGCACAGTCCACGGCCAACATTCAAAACCAGTTGGCCAGTGGTGCGTCTCAGATTAGTCAGACACAGCAGCGCTCTGTAAGAGATACTAATTATGACCTTGCACAGTTCACTGCTAATGGGGACTATGAGACGGCTATTGCGTCTATTAATGCTCAACGGCAGGATATGCAGGTAATTCCGCCTAGTGTTGTAGGACAGACGGCGGGGTATGTGTCTCCGATGGTTGCGCACGGGTTTGTTATTGATTGTCGTGTGCGATTCGTTTCTGAGAATGCCATGCACGCAATTGGTCAGTTCTGGCTGAGGTATGGTTATGTGATGAATACTTGGATTAAGATTCCAGACACACTGTCTCTCATGACAGAGTTTACATACTGGAAACTGGTTGAGTGCTACCTCGAAAAGGGCGACATTCCTGAGTCATTCAAGGGAACAATTAGGGGCATCTTTGAAAAGGGTGTGACCGTATGGCGATCCCCTGATAGAATCGGTAGGACGGCGCTCAAGGACAACAGAATCGATACTAGGGTTAAGGTGAGTCTGAATGCCTAAAACAGATTATGTTAAGAACGGCATCTATAACAAGATTATGCTTAAGCCTCCGTCTTCGAGCGAAGCACGGCAGGCACAGTTGGAGCACATGTACCGTCGCCAGTTGATGGGCAAGTGCCTTTCCCGGTTTACCTGGGAGGGTCTTCCTAACGGGATTGACCCTCGATTCATTGAAGCAACTATCTTCAATAACGGTTACTCGGTTTTCTATTTCGACACGATGTTTGAAATGTTTATGGCGATGCCTGCAACGATCTCTGGTCCGCTTGATATCCAGGATAACCCTACTGGATATAGAGTGTCTAGGAATGGTATTTACAGTCGCGAAGTTAGCGCCTCAGACAGTGTGTGTATTTGGGGCAACCAAGTTCGCGAACCGGAGATCGACCTGGTGCTGTCTTACGCTGCTAGACTCGCACAGATTGACAGAACAATCGAGATCGATCTACTTAATGAGCGCAACCCAATGATTGTTGCTTGCAGTCAGGACCAGCGACTCACTGTTCAGAATCTTATTTCTAGGATTTATGATGGTGAACCCGTTGTGTGGGGTACCGAGAATCTTTCTATGGACAATCTTGCTAACATGATTGGTGTGTTTCCGCTAAACCAGAATGCTGGTGCGGGCGCTGTTTCCTCAATCAAGCATATGGAATCCAAGTCTAAGATTTGGGGTGAAGCGCTTACAATGCTCGGAATTATGAATGTTAATTCCGAAAAGCGTGAGCGTATGGTGGTTGAGGAAGCGAGTGCGAACTCTGGACAGGTTCTGGCATCTCGTGAGTCTTTTATGAAGCCGCGGGAACTTGCTTGTGAACAGATTAACGAGAAGTTTGGTCTCAACATTTCTTGCTCATGGGCTGTTGACGATAATGCTTCCCCGAATCTTTCAGACTATATGGCAGAACTCAACACAACTACTTACGGAGGGGATAATGTCGGTAACGACAATAATGCTGCGTGACGTTGTTAAGTTAACAAACGATCACATTGGGTTGGACAACTATCCTATCTTTGATGAGAACTATCGCAAGGCACTGAATGATCGAATTAAACGTGAGTATTGGCTACAGGAAATTGCTCACGAAACAATCGATATTTTTATCTGGCGCATGTCTCTCAGGATGGACTTGATTATGCCTCGGTATAATCGAATGTATCTTGCCGAACTACAGAACACCGACCCGCTCGAGGGAAACAGACACTACTCACGCACCGGCCAGGACGGCAAGTCTCAGAACTCTGGAATCAACCACCAGACAGGTAGTGGCAGTGGAACTAATGAGTCTAAGGGGCGCACAGTCGGTTCAGACACCCCTCAGACACGTCTTGCGGGTGATGGGGACTATGCTACGAGTATCAGTGACGCTAGTACTGGTGGCAGTTCTACGTCTCGTAGCGAGTCTGACAGTACGTCGTCGTCCACGTCGAACTACAGCAACAACCAGAACTCTGAGTCCTGGGGCTATTCGGGGAGTAAGGCGCGTGCTATTGCGGATTATCGCAGCACACTACTTAATGTGGATGATCTAGTTATCCGCGAACTCAGTGATTTGTTTATGGGAATCTGGGACGGTGATTCAACTAAAACTCCTGGTGGTCTTATCGGGAGCGGTCTTATTGGATATGGTATTGGAGGATACTATGGCTACTGGTGATGAAATTATTGGTAATATTGATCGGGCTATGTGGCGAGTTAATTCGCGCTCGATTAACAATGTGACACCGTTTACTTATAGTGATGGTCTGACCTACATTGATGTGCTTGAGCGTATTCGATCGAGCGTGCTTGATGTAATTGCGTTCACCAACACGTTCGGTGAGGAACAGGATAAGATTATCAAGCGGATCAATGAAGTTGTAAACAACTTCATTACTGAGATGGAAAAGACTCATGCCAAATGGGACGCCGAGGCTGATGTGCGTCGCGCTGCCATTGAGTCTAAGATGAACGATTTTCAGAACAAAATTGTTACCGCAGCATTTATTGGTGACGACAATGGAAATACTGTATCCGCTCCCACAATTGGTGGCGCAAGGTTAAAGGTTCCTTCGAAGAAGTGGCAGGACAATATTGATTCTCAGATAACTAGGATCGACTCCGCCGCAACAGCCCTAAGTAATGACGTCAATTCTCGTATTGCCACACTTAAACAAAGTGTTGACAACGATTTTTACAACAAGACTGCAAGCGACAAGCGATACAATCCTGTTCACCGTGTTCTATATCCACACTCAATTATCATTGGCTCATCTAACGCCGAGCCTAGGGGCTGGCCTAATGGTGTGTGGGAGCGGTGGCTGACCGCCAAGGGAGAGATTCCCCATAACTACGGATATTCGGGTGGTGGGTTCACAAGCACGTCTGATAACAACTTCAATACACAGATTGATCGCGCGATTTCTGGGCTTGACGCAAACACACAGCGTCTTACTGGACAGATCTATGTTATTGATATGCTTAATGACATTCGTGGGCAGAAAGACATTAAGTCTTCCGCCCAGACGTTTGTTCAGAAATGTGCTCGTAGTTTCCCTAACGCGAAGATTTACGTTATTCCCGTTCTCTACAATGAGCATTCATTAAACAACAACTGGGACATGGCCATGAACTGCGCTCGGGCAACCAACACGATCAAGGAAGTCCTTGAGCCGTACGGTGGCCTAGTTTGTGAGGGGTCACGCTCATGGTTCCACAATGGTAAGAATGGAAAGTACTTTCCCGAGGAAGCGGGCGTTCATTTCGCGCAGGCGGGGTACGAATTCGCACAGCGGCAATTTGATAATTGGCTTGAAGGTGGTTCCGGCTGGATTGATTATGGTTGGCACAACCTTAAGGATGGGACTAATTATGCTGTAGTCAAGAACGACAACAATTTGCAAGCATATGTTGCCCGAAAAGGGGACATGGTTACTGTGCACGGAATCTTTTCCATGGTCTCCGCATCTCAATACGCAACACTATTCAATCTGCCCGCATGGGCCAGGCCGTACAGGAACATGTACATTCCCTCATGGGATGCCATCACGGCATTTCCTCTCATCGCCGACGTCTCTGGAAACCTGATTGTTAGCACTAACGTTAGTTCCGACAAGACGCTAGGATTCAACGGGACCTACCCCGTGTTCTAAGCACAGTCCCTCCCTGGTATAATCCAGGGAGGGACTATTGCTTAGGAGGAAATGTGGCTTGGGACGCTACTGCAAAGAAAGTTGCTGTCAAGGCGATCGGGCAGGTTGAGTCGTCGCTGAACTACGCCGCGATCAACTACAACGACCCAATTACGGTAGGTATGGCGCAGTGGTACGGTACGCGCGCTGCGGCGATTCTGAACCGCATGCGCGCCGCCCATAGTGCTGAGTATGCGCGAGTTGACGCCGGGCTCCGTAGTCGCTTGGAGACGGTCTCTGAAGGTTCTTCCTCATGGAACACCTATTACCTTTCCCGGCAGGCCGGCGACAGTCTCCGTGACCTATTGCTTGCGTCCAAGGATATTCAGGGCGATCAAATCGTTAAGGACCTTGAGTCGTATTTCAGTGTTGCCAAGCAATACGGAATTAACCCCGAGACGGACACTGATGCGTTTATTCTCTGGTGCGTTGCCTATCACCAAGGACCTCGATACGCGCTACAGGCCGCTAACAACTACTCTGGTGGTGGACTTAATGCGATGTACAACGCAATTATGTCTAATGGTGTTCTAGGCCAGTACTATAATCGCTACAACGGGGCTAAAAACATTATCGCCAACAAAGACACCAGCGGAGTAGACGTTGGAGTCGCTGGTGTAAGCACTCCCGGCAATGGTGGTAGTGTTGGCCAGAATAGTCAGCAGGTATCTATTGATGGTGGCAAGGTTATCATCACAACTGACGACTCAAACATTCTGACAATGCGATCTCAGTTCGGAGTTCACCGACTATACTCCCGAGGTCACAATCTTTGGGAAGCGAATATTGGAGAAATTGTCCAGAACATCACTAACGGGCAATCCGGCGCCGCTACCCCCGGCGGGGGAGGCGGAGGGGCTCCGTCCGATGGCTCCAACGGCGCTAAGGCCCTCGCGTGGGTCCTGGCCAGACTGGGCAAGTTCGCCTACTGCCAGTGCCCCGGCAGGCAGGACCCTGACCGCTCAGGGATCACTGACTGTAGTGGTCTCATGTACGCGGCCTACAAGGCCACCTCAGGCACGTTCGTGGGCACGTGGACGGGCGACCAGTACTTCCGTGGGCAGGCGGTTATTGAGCGCGGCTCGGGGGCCATGACGGCCGCACAAAAAGCCCTACTGAGGCCGGGAGACATGATCGTTATGGCATGGCGCTCCACGGGCAGTGTCTACCCCGAGACGGATCACGTGGAAATGGTTGTGGACCAGAACACCACTGTTGGACACGGAGGCAACCCATATTATGGTCCCGTTAAGAAATCTATAGACATTCTAAGCGCAACGCGCTGGTGGACGGTAAGGCGACACTGATGAAGAAAAATTTTTCCTATTATAGTTTCTCTAAGGTGCTCTCATATGCGGGGGTATTTAACATGATTATGGGCGCCCGTGGTCTTGGAAAGACCTACGGCGCCAAGAAGATCGTTATCAAGAACGCGATCAACAAGGGCCAGCAGTTCATTTACCTTCGCCGCTACAAGACAGAACTCAAAGGACGCAACAGTTTCTTTGCCGACATTCAGCACGAATTCCCTGATGAGGAATTCCGTGTAGAAGGACAGTATGCACAGCGCAAGGTGGGGAAGAAATGGGAGACCATTGGGTACTTCATCCCGCTTTCCACTGCGCAGGCAAACAAGTCAATTGCCTACCCGAATGTCTACACGATCATCTTTGATGAGTTCATTATCGACAAGGGGTCACTGCGCTACCTCCCCGACGAAGCGAAAGTCTTCATGGACTTTTATTCCACCGTGGACCGGTATCAGGATAGAGTTCGCTGCCTTATGCTTTCCAACGCGGTAAGCATCATGAACCCCTACTTCATCCGCTTCCACATTGAACCCAAGGAGGGAATTAGCCGTCACGCCGAAGGATTCATCGTCACCGACTTTGTCAACAGCGAGCAATTCCAGTCCGAAGTTGCGCACACCCGATTCGGCTCATTCATCACGAACTACGCTGAGGACTATGCAGACTACTCCATCTCCAATAAATTCGCCGACAACTATGACGACTTTGTCATGAGAAAAACCGGAAAAGCCAAATACGCATTCTCCCTGCGCTGCCCCGACGGTGAGGTCTCCATATGGATCGACGGCGGCACA